TTACGGGGTTTTTTGAGGGGATATTCTCGGTATAATTTTCAAATCAAACTGGTCGATAGCGCCACTCCAGCGCCCACCTACCTTTTTGGTATATATTACCGACTCGATCACTTGCTCTAAAAGTGCGTTCTTTTCCGCAGGCGTTTTTGCCATGCGGTATCCATCGATACATTTCTCCAACTTGGGAATAGTTTCGTACTGTGCCTCGACTCTCCTGCGTAAACCGGCCAGTTCTGCCTCGGTCTCATCGAACGCTTTCTTAACCTCCTCATATCTTTCTGCGATGACCTTCGCTCTTTCCTTAAACATCTCAATTGTATAAACTTGTTGTTCCAGCAAATCATAGATATTATTTTGCTGCTTCTTGACTTCCTCAAGCTGTTTTTTTAGTTCCCTTTGAACGCTCAGAAGGGCATTAATTTTAGTATCTTCTTGTCGATTGGATTGCGTTTCTTGGCGAGTATTCAACTGGCTCTTCAGGCCATCCAGCCAAATTCCGAGGGACTGTACTAGTCGTTCTTCTACCAAGTACAGATAGGAACTTACATTTGGACAGCCTTTTTTGGTACAAATAAGGGCATCCGGATTTTTACCACCGTAAGGACGATACAGAATTGGACCGCCACACATTCCGCATCTGACGAGGCCGGCGAGAGGATTGCTGATTTGCGCTTTCGGCCCCTTGGAATTTGAATTCGATTCTCTGATTTTCCAAGCAAGTTCGAAAGTTTCCACATCTATTAATGGTACGTGTAACCCTTTATGTTCGTTGCTATCTTTACGGGACCTACGCGGCCGACTCTTAGTGTTTTTCTTCTTCACCAAAGGCCGGGAACCCCAACGTACATTACCGAGGTATGTAGGGTTTCTTAGAATATCATTTAGTGTCGCTTCGATCCATCGCGCATCCCGAGCCGTGGGAACTTTTAGTTCATCATTCAAATATTCTGCGATTGACGTCGTGCCCATTCGTTTCTCCGGGTCAGGGTCAGTATAGAGCGAGAAGATCAATTGCACGATTGGTGCTTGCTCCGGATGGGGCCTTAAACTGAACCCTTTGCCCACCGGTAATTTGTATTTGATGTATCCATATGGCGCAACGCTGCCAATATATCTTCCTTCCTCGACAGCGCTAATACGACCACCCTGAAGTCGTCTGTTGATGGTTTTAAACTCGCGTCGGCTCATAAATAGGTTGAATTCGAAATATTCTTCGTCATTCGGATCGTTGGGATCAAAGATACGCATCGGTGTGACAATGAGCGTTTGCGAATATTTGAATGCCTGCGCGACCAATCCCTGATCCATTGTATCGCCGCGGGCAAGCCGTTCAACCTCTACCGTAAATACACCATCCCATTTTTCTTCTTCGACATCTTCGAGAATCCGAATCATCTCGGGGCGTTCGGAGATCCGCTCGCCTGAGATCGGTTTTTCACGGTATGTTTCTTTGATAACAACTCCATACCGTTTGGCCAAATCTAGCAAGATCCGATCATGACGTTTGTATGTATCTTCTTCCCCACTCGCTTCCGCTTCGAGATCGGCCCGAGATTTACGCAGATAAGAGCAATAATTGCCTGGAGGTAATTTAATCACGCATCATCATCCTTCGCATAGTCCTTATGAAAAAAGCCCTTATAAAATGGCTACTGACATAACTCAAAAAGAAATAGACCGCCCTTCGCACGGGGAAACGGTCTATTCTTGGCCTAAACCTGATTTGCAGCCGACCGCTCTTACAGCGGATTTCAAAGAGTCGTGTTAGCCGCACGGCTCCCTTGTATTCTTATTCTAACATGGCAATATTATGCTATCAAATGAGAAGTCAAAAAAGCCCATAAGATGGTTCTTTTGTTCGTCCAACTATGGTATAATTTACCTCGCACATATTGGCTTTAAGGGCGGTCGGCTAATCTCCCGGAAGGGAGGTGATGCCTGTGGAGGTTAAAGACGCTTTGACGCTTATGATCAGTTTCGGCTCGATGATTATCACGCTGCTGACTCTGGTTGTGACCATCGTCATCGTGCTTATCCAAAACAAAAAGAAATAGACCGCCCTCGATAAGGTAAACGGTCTATTCCATCGTAAAACCTTTAAGCTGACCGCTCTTACAGCGGATGTGCAGGAGTCGTGTTACCGCACGGCTCCTTTATATTTTTACTGTATCATATCCAAAATATTCTTTCAATTGCAAAATGTAAAAAATAATTTACTAAAAACAGAGCGTACAGTATATTAGTCCTATATGTGGTTTAAAGGGGAAATTGTATGGAGTTTATTCTGTTTATGTTCTTTGGACTCCTTGAAGTCTATGCATTATTTGCTCTTATGTTTAAAACTTTTAGACTGCCTTATTTTGAATACTTCAAGGAAATATCGATAATCGCTGTGGTAGTTGCCCTAACCTCATATTTCATAAGGGTATATTTTGAAATCAATCAGCTCGCTGATATTATTACCCACTTAGTTTTATATATTCTGTTTTTCAGGTATATGATAAAAGTTAAGATCTGGAGAGGAATAATTATTTCCTTAGTTTACTTTGGTTACGGTGTGTTAAATTTAATTATCTATCTTGTTCTGTCAAATTTCGGATTGGTAACTGAAAAACTTGTCAATAATCCAAGTAGTTTAGATGCCTTTATCCTTCAATTTGCCACCGCAACAAGCGCTTTACTTATTTCATACGCGCTACATAAGTTTAATTTGGGATTCAGCTTTATTATACGACCACCACATGACTTCTTTATCAAATCAAAGATTAAGCGAAGCGACTTTGTAATTCTTACCTCAATAATTATTGTGGCGTGTATATTGATGTTCACTTTTTATTTGATTTTTCATCACAAGTCATTTATAAGTATTCCCATGATCATATTGTCTTATGTTGTTTTACTTTACCTAGCTTATCGAAAGGACATGTCACGTGATAACTGATCCAATTGAAAAACTGGCGGAGTTATTAGCAATAAAGGCAAAGTCATGGGATGAAAGTATTGAGTTTGATGTAGATGAGATCAGGTACGGCCTTTCAGTTAGGATCGCATTCGCGCTTGTTATAATAAGTACCTTACTCATTGGATTTCTATCAGAACGTGTTGTCGAGACGACCTTAACTATCTTTTCGTTTTGGCTGCTCCGTAACCTTACTGGTGGGTTCCATTTAAAAAGTCTTACACTTTGCGTTGTTGTTAGTGTTATACTGTTATCAATCATTCCACATATACAAATAAGTCCACTTATTTTACCTTACATTGGATTATTAACGTTAGTAATTGTTATCTTCTTTTCAGAAAATAGGGACTTTAAATCATTGTCTCTTACTTTTATGATAGTTTTCTCAAGTATTTTTTTTAGTAACAGTTCTATCTCTCTATCCTTGTTTTCACAATCGCTTACTTTAATTAAAATAGGGAGGTGGAAGAGTACATGCTGAAGAAATACCTGGCAAAAATCATCTCGTCTTCTGCAAAGGAAGGCAAAGCAGTTAAGCTTCGTAAGGAATTTCTTGGGAGGCCAACTGCACTAAAGAAAAGCAAGTGAGTTGGTGACACGTGATCAGCACTATGCCTTTATTTTGTTTGGACGATAAAGGTAAAAATTGTTGGATTGATGGACTAGATATACTATACATTGATCTGTACAAAAGAAAGAAGCTAAGGTTCCATTTACTGAATGGCGTGTATGTATTTCAGTTCGATGGATCTTTGGAAACTTGCGTTAGAATGTTTAGTCCTTTTGGATTCGAGGAACTTGATTCGAAAAATTTAGTCAATATCAACAAAATTAAGTATATAGACGACAAGCTAAGAATCGCATATTTCGACAATAACTTACACACGACGATATCATTCAGAAATATGTACAAAGTAGAACATCTTCCTAAAAAAGAGTAAAACCCGCGCCAATATTGGGGAAAAGCGGTTTTTACTCTTTTTTTAGCAATTTTTCTCCATATCACAAAATAAAAAAATTGTAAACATACAATTTGGAGGTCATTTTGTCGATTCCATAGCTACCATTTCTTGTGATATATTACTGACAAAGGAGCAAACAATGCGCATAAATTGGGGAGGGGATCGAAGGTGAGCTTGATGTCGTTGCTGTCCATGCTAAATGATGCTGACCCCTCCGAAGAACATGTTAAGATAGCAGTCGATAATTATCGAAAAATGGTAGATGTGATTTCAGAGCTAATCCAAAAAGAAGAAAGATTGAAAGTATTGGTCATTGATTCGAACGACCCTGAAAGCTTAATAAACATCGATTTAACGGATTGCTATTACTGGCGTCTCATAAGCAAGCATCCCAGACGCATACATTACTATCATAAAAGTGGTAACGTTTACGAAGGAGTTGTATTGATGGACGATTTTGATACTTGCTCCAAAATATACAATCTCGATTTGTGGAGACTGGACAACTCTAATTACGTCAATATGAAGCTTATTACCGAATACGATTCGGTAAGAGGGCAGGTCTTTTTTAACCAGGAGAAAATACCGGCTGCAGAAGTTGCAAGAGTACATAAAAAAACAGTAAAGCGATATTTAGAGTCAAAATAATGACATAGAAAACTTTCGCTCACTGTTCTAGTTGTTTAGCATTTTTGGTTGAATGGGAACGTTTGTTCGTATTATAATAAGAACACCAGATATTACTATCTCAAAACATAACAGGCGGTGCGACTTGTGGACAATAAAAAAAATGATAAAAAAGATGTTGATATTATAGAATATCTAAAAAGATATGGACTGTACGAAAATTGGATCAATTTAAGGAACGATTTGCTCTTACAAAAGAAAGAAACCCCTTAGCTTCTTCTTCTGTTAATTGTTTACCATCGACTTTAAGATTGTATTTATTAAGAATGTCTGAAATGTTGTGTAAATCGATGTCATGATTTAATTCTTCAATACTGTCCTTGAATTCAACTGTTTTTCCATAAGATAACCAATCAACAGAAACCTCGAAATATTCTGCGATTTTCCCAGTTATTTCAAAGCTAGGCTCTCTTTCACCTCTCTCATACATTCCTACTGCGCTTTCACTAATTTTAATGATTTTAGCAAGTTGTTTCTGAGTTAATTTTTTTCCAACACGCAGATCGCGTAGTCGTTTACCAAAACCAGTCATATAGAATCACCCATTTCTATTTTAACACAAAACGTGTTGATTAATATCTACCGCACAAAATGTGTTGACCGCACATATCGTGTTATGCTATATTAATTCCAAGAACACAATATGTGCTTTTTAAAGAGAGGTGGTGACGACGCGTGAAAGAGTTAATTGCAAAAAAACTGATTAAATTACGCGGAGACAAGTCAAGAGAAGCAGTCTCAGAATCTGTCGGTATAAGCGTGAGTGCTTTGCAAATGTACGAAAATGGGCAGCGAATTCCAAGGGACGACATAAAAGTTCGCTTAGCCAAATTTTATAACGTTACAGTTCAAGAGGTTTTTTATGACTACGAACAACACGAAACGTGTTCTTCTGTGATTCATAACTCCAAAATTAATTCAGCATAACGGACAGTTTCCATTTTAGCAGATAAGGAAAATTCTTCAATGAAGGCGGTGAAAATTCAATGCCCGTCCCAGCCCAGTCTCTGCATACACATACACATAGGAGGTCGATTCCTATGGAGAAAGCCGCGCAGCTGGGAAATGTGGTTGAAACCTACAAAATCGAGAATACAACAATAAGCATTTATGATGGAGCATTGGCCGAAACGCCTGAGGAAAACGAAAAAAGAATTAACGAGCTCAGGCAAATGATTTGGGTACTATGCAAAAAGCGTATGGCCGAATCCGAAGTCATTCAGGCTTACCATCAGGCGGCAACAGAAGCCGAGCGCGACGCTCTGCTTCCGGCTCTCGAAGCTGAAGGGTTCACCGTTGTTCCGAAATATGCGCCTTGAAATTGCTTAGTTTTATGCCTAATTGTTCGCATATCGTTCTTATATCCATTTTAATCATAAATCCTCCCGATGCATTCGTCAGTATAACTTGATTTTACAACAGACGGATGTCACAAATATATCCATTTTACGTGACAGAAAGGACGTGGGAACATGTCGATCGGTGAAGCCATTGGCACCTATCGCAGCGAGGATAAGATCACTCAACGGGAACTGGCAAGTAAGCTCAATATGGATCGCAGCCTCATTTCAAAAATCGAAACTGGAGAACGCGAATGGCCGGAAGCCCACGACGCTAAACTGGCAAGTTTGAACTACAAACTTGCTATTAAATTGGCGGACGAGCGTACCGGAGGATATTTCTCCAACATACTTGATGATGTTCCTAACCTCGATCTTCATCCAGCAGCGCTCAAAGATGTGCTTTTGAAGGATCTCGACGATCTTGAACATGCATTGGAGGGGCTCACCTTGGCGAAGCATATAGACCCGGTCAAACGACGCGAGAGTGCCGAACGTGTCTGGCATGAAATAAGAGACGTGATCGAAAAAGCCGCTGTATTGCAGGGGGTTCTGGAAGAGGAATTCGGACTGGATCGCCGTAGGCTAGCTAAAAAGCACGAAATGGAGGTGAAGCGCGGTGAACGCTGAAAAACATGTTTTTTTCTTGGACATGCTGCAAGCTGAAGGGATGCAATCAGGGGTTGTTTATGCCAGCGGGCTATTAAAGGCACACGAAGTGGTCCGCATGGCTGCAGAGTGCCGGGCACAGGAAACGATTCGGTCGATGACAGCGCGGATTCTAGCAGAAAACGAAAAAGCCGCCGGCCAGGGCGACTTAGTCGTGAAAATGGAAAATATGTTCCCCTATAGTATACCTGCTTTGGAATCAGTTGACAAGGAGGTATGTGGCAATGTGTGACAGCAAAATGAACAAATTAATTGCAGATATTTGCGTCCTCGCCCGATCGATTTCAAAGAGCACTGACGGTGCCATTCGGATCGATGTTGATTACGCAAGTCATGTGGATCTATTCACAGTCCGAGTATACAAAGGACAAGACACTGTCTCCGCGATTATTTGGGAAGACGTTTATTTGGATGGAGTCAACAAAACTGTTATTTCCGACTTAACTAAAATCAAAAACAAAATTGTTGAGTTCCTAGTCGCAGGAGAAATTGATTTCACTCAATTGTTTGTAGGGAGTAAGGGTTCGAAAGACATGTATTTTTTAATAGATCGACATCACTCCATTCAAAAAGGGAAGAGTGGTCCGAAGTAGGTGTTTACTTAGGGAGGGATGATATCCTGCGATTTTGAGCCGACACTGTCGGCTTTATCGCAGACGGATTAGGTTGCTGATCCGTCTGCGATGCGGCTGACGCAAGGAGGGGTTAGGGATGTTGCTGTTAAAAGGCGATCACATACGGCTAAAAGACGGACGAGCTGTCGAGGTGCTGGATACATGGGGCATTGCTCGTTGTCATGCAAAGGTGAGCTTTGACGATGGCAGCATAGCCTTGATCATATCCGAACGAGATGTTGCAGCTTTAATAAGCCGTCCAGCACTGGAGCGGAAAAAGTGGGGAGGTGGAAAACGTGTCAATTAGCATCGATCAACTGGCAGGCGGCGGTGCGTCAGAGCGTATTCAGCGAGAGCTGAACAAGATTGCGGAGAACGTGCTTGACCCTAACACGAAGCCGGACGCCGTCCGGAAGCTAACCATTGAGGTCTCAATCAAACCGAATGAGGCGCGGCAGCTCGGAGACGCTGAGATAACCGTCAAGTCGTCTCTTGCTCCAGCCAAGGGATTGCCGTCAGCCTTTGTCTTCGACTATGACGGAAAGGGCAACGCCGTCATGAAGGAATTGAAAATGGGTAAGGACCGGGATCAGACCGCCTTTGCCGATAACGGCGAAATCGTCGATGGAACAGGTACGCCTGTAAAGAATGTCGTCAATCTGACGCCGTTCAGGTAATTCTAAAAAAAACTGGGAGGAATTTTCCTTGATTAAAGAAGCGATAGATAAAATTTTGAGCCTGGCCAAGCATACCGCGCCAATCCAGACCGTTGAAATCGACGGTCAGACCTACACGAACGCGGAGCTGACGAAGATCAGAAAGCCGTTGATCGATCATATTGAGGTACATAACCTCAGCGGCATCGTGGAATATTTATTGTCCGACTTTGATCTCCAATTGCCGGTTATCCTTCATGTCATTTCCCCGACGGAGGTCCGGGTACTCACTTCCCTTAATGGCGATTTTAACCGGAGCACATTGATCACCGCAACGGCCTTGCTTCCGCGCATTAGATTTAACGACTACCACGACCTGGAGTCATTCAACATTTTGCTTCAAAGCTGCTTTGTCCCGGCCGTCTCGGAAGATTTACGCAATGATCGGGAAGCGGTGCTGCGATTGGTCGGCAATGTGAAAGACGAGCAGGTAATGTCGTTTGGCGATGATGGCATCAGCCAGTCCGTTGCAGCCAAAACAGGTGTGGCTACCGTCGAAAATGTCCCGGTACCCAACCCTGTCCATCTTAAACCGTTCCGGACATTCGTTGAGATCGAGCAGCCGCTTTCTCCTTTCGTGCTTCGGCTGAAAAAGGGCCCGGAAGCCGCGCTATTCGAAGCAGACGGCGGGGCGTGGAAAGTGATGGCCATTTCTGGGATCAAGGCATATTTGTATGACAAACTCAAAGAGCGCATCTTGAAAAATAATATCGTCATTGTAGGCTAGACGCTCAATATATGCCAGGGGCTTCAACCCCTGGCACAAAGGAGGGAAAGGCATGCCGGTACAAGCAGCGCTTCGGCACATCCAAAAAGAAGTAGGGGACAACGCCAAAGATAAGATGTACGCATATGTCGGAGGCCAACTAATGAAATTTATCCGCGAGAATCCGGATAAAGCTCCGCTTTTCACCGCTCCAGGTAAATCCATCAATGGCAGCTTTGAGGCGATGCGGAAAGTTGCGGAGAAGGTTCGAGTTGGCAACACGGCCGCGCTCGATCCGGACGAGGGCATGGCTATTGTGCTGGAGTATTACGGTATCAAGCAGGAAAAGCCAGCGCCAGCACGGGAGACGGTAGACGTCGGCCTCAGCGTTGATCTGGACGAGCTGCTGCTGTAAGGAGGGAAGGGCATGAAAAAAGAAGAGGCCGCCGCTTTCAAAGCGCATAAAGCTCATTTTGGTCCAATAAGCAAAGGGCTTAAGGATTATGTCGAGAATCACGTTTTGCTTTATAGTCGCTACCTGTTCACAAAATCAGTAATGCGTGTCCAGTATGCATATTGTACGCATTGTCGTAAGCAGCACAGGCCGGAAGAGCCATTGAAACACAACTCTAAGGCGACCTGCCCGGAATGCAAATCGACTTGCGTAGTTAAAAAAAGTCATGTCGGCAGGAAATTCATGAAAGATTCGGTTTATGTCGTCTACTATGAGAAATCTATCATAGATCCATCGGTCATTACGGCGAAAGGATTTTTTGTTCGCAGAGACTACACAGGCGATTATAAGGAAGTTACTACCCTTTATCGACCTTCATGCAGCTATGTCTTTGAAATGGGCGGCAAGAGCACGATGTTCTGTACCGGATACTGGGATGAACACGAATGGTACCCGCGTAAGAATATTGTTTCTGAATACTCATTCTATAAGAATGGAACGCCTTGTTATACATCTATTGACAGTATTAAGGAAGCCGTGGCGGACACTCCTTTTCAATATAGCACCTGGGAACACTATTCAGACGGAAATGACATGACCAAGTTTTTCGGGCTGTACTCGAAGTATCCCTGCATCGAATTTCTGACCAAAATGGGGTATCAGTATTTTGTACATGCCAAGCTGGAGGGCAGAAGGACTTACGATGCTATTAAATGGAGTGGTAAAACAGTTGACGCGGTATTGCGATTAAGCAAGAAGGATTTCAAGCAATTCAAGGAATGGAAGCCTCGTATAACCGAAAGTGACGAAACAGGTGCGCTTACGTTGAGGTTATACCAATTAACCTTAAAGGATAGGAACCGGCCACCCTTGGATGAACTGAAAGCAATAGCTTCCGCTGTAATGGGGATATTCCTTGGCATGAAGCCTATGTTTAAGTATCAAAACGTACGGGCTTGTGCTGCATATATTGAAAGGCAAAAGAGGAAGAACAGTCGTGTTTTTGGGAGTCGCGCTAACGTTGTTTCGATGTGGAAGGATTACATGCAGCAATGCGAGGCTCTGGGGTTGGACTTAACACGCAATGAAGTTGTTTTCCCCCACAATTTGTATACGGCTCATGAAAGCACAACCTCGCAAGTCAAAATCAAGATATCTGAGATCGAGGCGCAGCGGATAGCCAAACGTGTTGCTGAACTGGAACAATATAGGTTTGAAATGGATGGATATATCATCCGACCAGCGCTATCCGGCGACGAGATTATCAAAGAAGGTAAGGCTTTACGTCATTGTGTCGGAGGATACGCAGAACGCCATGCTAAAGGCGAAACGAACATTTTCATGCTTCGGAAAGTAGCGGATCCGGATCAGCCTTATTTTACATTGGAACTGAAGGACGGGAAAATCAAGCAAGCGTATGGATACCAGCATCAACAACCCACCGGTGACTTGAAAGCGTTGATCGAGACGTTCAAAAAGTTAAAAGTGGAGAAGAGATCCGGTCAGAAGATCAATAAACGGAAAGAGGCGGTTGCAGTATGACGACAAAACAGAAGCAGGAACTTGCGCCAGCATTGCCAGTAGTGGAAACAAGCATTGCCTTAAGGACGCCAGAGGTCATTGCCGCTGAAATCCGCAGTATCGACGATCAAGCGCGGCAGTATGTGCTGCGATCGGCTATTGAGATCGGCAATCGACTTCATGAAGCCAAAGCGCTAGTTGCTCACGGAGAATGGGCAAAATGGTTATCGGAAAATGTGAATTACAGCCAGTCGTCCGCAAACAATTTTATGAAGGTAGCTTCCGAGTATGCAAATTCTCAAGCGCTTGCGAGTTTAAGCTACTCCCAAGCTCTTGCGCTACTTTCGGTCCCGGCCGAGGAACGGGAGAAATTTGTGGAAGAGAACAATGCTTCCGAAATGTCCAGCCGGGAACTGGTGGCAGCCATCAAGGAGAAGAAAGAGCTGGAAAAACGGATTGCAGAAGAACAGGAACGCGTCAAGGCTGCAGAGGAGCAGGCTGCGGCGGCAAAAGCTGCCCGTGAGCTGGTGTCTAAAAACTTGGATGAGGCAAACGCGGAAAAACGAGCAATGGACGATCGGCTAGCCGCCATGCAAGCCGAGCTAGAGAAGGCTCAGAAGGCCGGGGACAACAAAGAAATGTCCAAGCTGAAAACCGAGCTTCGGAAGGCCGAAAAGTCCAAGTCCGAGCAGGAGACAAAGGTTGCCGAGCTTCAGCGGCAATTGGAGGCAGCCAAGGCTGAGGCTGAACGTGAAGCTGTTCAACGCTTGCAGCAGCGTGAGCAGGAACTGATAGAGCAGGCAGCCAAGGACAAGCAGTCTATGCAAGAGCAACTGGACAAGCTGAATCAGCAGTTGGCCCGCAGCAACAATGAACAGTTTTTGAAGGCCAAAATCCAAATTGAGCAAATTGTCAAAGACGGGGATTCACTGGTTAAGGCGATCGCCGCCGTGAAAGAGCAATCGGAGCAGGACAAGCTTAAAGCGGCTGCTGCCAAGGTTGTGGATCAGCTCCGCAGCTTGCTATGAGATGTTTTTCTTCTTTTTCTATCCGGAACAAATATTTAAGCCAGGAGTTGTTTGCAGGGTTATGTTAGAACATGCGGAAGGAAAGCAAGTCGTAGTCCACCAAATTACTGACGGTGCGCTTTGGTGCTATGAAAATAAGCCTGTGCGCTATCGTGTCAATAAGCGCGGGGATCGGGTCATTGACTTTGACCCAGCTTGCATACTATCTCCCTATTCACCTGAAAATCTGATTGTCACGGACGACATTCCGCTTCAAGACGGCGGGTGGGGCGCGAAATATAGACATGAAAGGAGACGGTAATTTGAAAGCCATAACAATCATACAGCCATGGGCGACCCTAATTGCCCTTGGTGAAAAAAAATTCGAAACACGGTCTTGGAGGCGAAAGTATCGCGGTCCGTTGGCAATACATGCTGGGTTAAAGGTAGATCGGGAGCTTTGCGAGAAAGAACCATTCCGCTCTGTGCTTGCTAAGCATGGATATACGGCGGACAATCTGCCAACCGGTGCTATCGTGGCAACTTGCGAATTGTCAAATTGTCTGAAAATCGATGTGTTCGAAGGTATCACTTCGCTCTATGCGGGCGATAGCAATCATGAATGGATCGAAATTGATGGAAATGAACTTATGTTTGGTTGGTATGACAATGGTAGGTATGCTTGGGAATTAACGAACGTTCAGCAGCTACCGGAGTCTATCCCGGCGAAAGGGATGCAGGGGATTTGGAATTGGAACAAATAAAAACTCCCCCGCACCTTGGCCGGATCGGGGGAGAGTGAAGACTAACAGTGCTATTATAGCACATTTCGGGAGGATAGACATGCCGAACGAACAAGGACGATATACCAAAGCAGAAGTCGTTGTCAGCGGATTGCCATACTTCATTCCATCGTCCAGTCGTTGGACGAGCAGGCCTTATCCATATGCGATCTTGCTTAGCAAGACACGCTGCGAGCAGTACAATGTACCGACCGCGGAAGGAGAGCAGCCTGCTGCTTTCCTTTATGCAGCCAATGCAGGCAGGGGGACGGATGACCTTAGACATCGATATGTGCCTCTGTACGACCGGACAAGAGAGCTGCAGAACAGGGCAGACGTTCGGCTAATCCCGCGTGAGCTGATGAGATCAACAGATTGAGGGTGGCGCACCATGAATTACCTTGAGCTTATCGTCGGCTTCCACAGATGGAAGGAAGTGAACCCCTTGCCTGCCAGCGCAATTGCATTATGGCATGAACTCGTTGCCGTTTGTAATAAGGCTGGGTGGCCGGAGGAATTCACTGTTCCTAATGCGGTACTCCAGGCGAACGCAGGCTTAAGTCGTAAAGAGTTTGATCGTGCAAGGCAACTCCTTATTGAATTTGGTCTTTTTCAATATCGGAAATCGAACCGCGTGGATATGGCCGGTCGTTATAAAATATCTGGATTGTTCAAAAGGGACAACGATACGGACAACCAAAGGGGAAACGATAGGGACAACGGCAGGGACAACGGCAGGGACAACCAAAGGGGAAACGATAGGGACAACTATAAAGATCTTAAAGATCAAAACCTAAACGTAGACGAAAACAAGAAGCGAAAATACGCCGAATTTGTCTCTATGACCGAAGACGAGTATCACAAGCTGGTAGACGCTCATGGTAGCGACATTGCAGATGCCTGCATTACCGAGTTGGACAATTACAAGGGCGCATCGGGTAAGAAGTACAAAAGCGACTATCGTGCTATCCTGACTTGGGTTGCTGACAAAGTCCTAAGCAAGAAAAAGAGCGGACAACCTGCTTCCGGTGCGGATTTGGCCTTGAAACTGATACAGGAGGCGGAAGAACGTGAAAGAATCGGAAATCAGGAAGCTTTTCGCAGTGATCCAGAGTACGTACAGTGACCGATCATTCGGGCCGGAAAATTCATTCAAAATCGAGCTTTGGCGGGATCTTCTGAAGAATACTCCTTTTGAACTGGCACAAGCCAATTTAAGGCGGTACACACTTGATCCAAACAACAAATTTCCGCCGCATCCGGGTATCCTTGCGGCAGCTGATGAGCAAAGTTCATACCACGATCAGTTGCGAATTGCCGGACAGCTTGCACTCATGCAGCATGATCAAATCAACGCCGTACCGCCGTCTATTGAGCAAAGAAGAAAGGTGCGTGAGACGTTTGCGAGATTACCTTCCTGATGAATGGCTGGCCCCGCATAATCTGGAAGCAGAGCAGGCTTGTATCGGCTCGATCATGCTGGAGAATGATGCATTCGATGTGATTGATGCCATTTTGCCAGAGGACGCATTTTTCAGGAAGTCCAATGCCGTGATTTATCAGGCGATGCGAGATCTTAGAGAAGACGGAGAACCGATCGACGTTGTTACCGTAGCATCGAAGCTGCAGGCGAAGAGTGAGCTTGAAAGCGTAGGCGGAGTCAGTTATTTGTCCAGTATTGCCGGTTCAGTTCCAACCGTCTCCAATGTCGCCTACTACGCGAAGGAAGTGCGGAAGTGCAGTATACAGAGGATGGCATGCAGAATTACCCAGGATATTTATGACCAAGCAAAAGCTCAGGCCGAACCAGAACAGATTGCCGCACTCTTGGATCAGGCCGCTGCTATCATGCTGGATTGCACGGCAAAAGGGGAGGACTTCCGTCCGATGCCGAAGGTCATCATGGAAGCCTATGAACAAATTGAGCATCGGGCGCTGAATCAATCGGAAAACGGCATTACAGGCATTGCTTCGGGATTTACCGATTTGGACAAGATGACGGCCGGCTTTCAGAGAGGTGACTTGATCATCATGGCGGCCCGGCCTTCTGTTGGGAAAACCGCGTTGCTGGGCAACATTATAGAGAACGCTGGCATTGAGGGGAAAGCAAATGTCGCCTTGTTCAGTTTGGAAATGGGTGCGACACAGTTGGGTCAACGATCCATAAGTTCGAGAGGCAATATAGACGCCAGCCGCATAAGAACTGGCCGGTTGGAGTTTGATGATTGGGACCGAGTCGCATCTGCTGCCGGTTTGTTGGCAGATACAAATATTTATATTGATGATACACCTGGAATTTCTGTTTCGGAGATCCGGGCGAAATGCAGGAGGCTCAAGAAGCGCCTTGGCAGGCTGGATCTGATCGGGATAGACTACTTGCAGTTGATCACACTCCGTGGGCGTCATAAAGAAAATCGGCAGCAGGAGGTCTCGGAAATTTCCCGTACGCTCAAGCAGATTGCTCGCGAGCTGGACGTGCCAGTCATCGCTCTATCCCAGCTCAGCCGTGGCGTTGAGCAGCGGCAGGACAAACGACCGATGATGTCCGACCTGCGGGAGTCTGGATCGATCGAGCAGGACGCCGATCTCGTCGCATTCTTGTATCGGGATGATTACTACGATAAGGAATCGGAGAAGAAAAACATTATAGAGATTATTATCGCCAAGCAGCGGAATGGCCCGGTCGGTACTGTCGAGCTGGCCTTCTTGAAGAACTTCAACAAATTCACCGGGCTCGATCGAAGTCATCAGGAGCACGCAACGGGATGAAAATAAAACTTTGATACGGTCAGGGTGTTTCAAATATGAAGAAGGACGGTGTAAGAATGGAAAATAAAGCTAAGTGGAAGCGAGAATACTTATTTGTCATGCGAGATGAAAACGGGGTACTGATCAGGTTTTCCGAGATAACCCCGGAGGATTATGTCGATCCAGTCGACGAAGAAATCACTGACGAAACTAGATTTAGAGTAGTCGAAGAATAACAAAGAATACCCCCGCAGCTCTTGGTCGGGTCGGCGGGGGTAGAACGTCAGTTCTCACCCACATTATAGCATAAAGGAAGGGTGAGGAGAATGTCTGTTTTGTGCATGGAAGAATTATTTCCTGAGGCAACGGAAACCGAAATTAAGATTGCAAAATCCCATTTGAAACAATACCAAGAAAAGAAGCAAAAGGTACTGCTATTCGAACGCACCCCACCAAAGACAGAGAAACAAAAGAAATTGCAGACTGACTTGATAAAATTCACAACTCAAATTGAAATAGCAGTTGATCAGATTCTCCAAAAAGATGTGAAAGCAGTAATTGAGTACATGTTTATTAAGGGGAATTCACGCGCCGCAACGATCCTTCGCTTTAAAGGTTGGAATTGCTGCGATAAAACAATAGATCGAAAAGTAATTGAAGGAGCCACGTCGGTTGCAAATACACTTTTATACTTGGACTAAAAAAATGTCCATTCCATGTCCAAACGCTGTCCACTATATGTCCATACCTACAGGGTACAGTAGAACCAGAGAGCCAAACAAGCAAAAGAGGCTCCGGGTAATGTCTACTGTACCCTTATCATTGTAGGCACTCGGCCGTGCTGTGGGTCTCCGACCTTAGCGTCTCCATTCGGAGGAAAATGGCAAGCGCAATGGTGCGGTGCGAGGTGGGGTTAGATGCCCCGAAATTAATTCATTTCTTGTTCAGTGGTCCGGAAATTCCGGTCCGCTGCGGAAGGAATGAAAGTTGGATACGCAAAGGAGTCGCCATGGCGGCTCTTTTTGTGATGGGAAACATCACGCAGAAAAGGCATAGGGGAGGGAACGCCGCGTGAGGCAAAAGAGGATAAAAGACCCGCCGAAACAGCCGAATCAGTGCAAGGGCTGTATTTGGGGCCAGTGGTGTGGTACGAAGCAAGTCTGCAGCAGACAGGTATGCGTGAGGGGTGGTGCGACGAATGAACTTCGTCCAGCCAATCCGTGATCCTGAAATATTGGAAGATATCAAATCTCATTTAAAAGATACAAACCCAAGGAACTATATTTTATTCTTGCTTGGCATTAATACCGGGCTGAGGATCAGTGATTTACTGAGGCTGAGAGTAAGGGATATAGTCGGAACTCACATTTCACTCCGTGAGAGAAAGACTAAGAAGGAAAAGCGAATCCTCATTACTCCTGAGCTCAAGCGCGAGCTGAAGGAATATGTCCAAGGTAAGCAGCCCCATGAATATTTGATCCAAAGCCGCCAAGGTATCAACCGGCCGATAGGAAGAAGCATGGCTTATAAGCTGCTAAGGCAAATTGCCGACGAATTCGATCTTGACGACATAGGTTGTCATACGCTTCGTAAAACGTTCGGCTATTTGTTTTATCACCAGACTAATAAGGATATTGGCATGCTGATGAAATTCTTTAACCACACCTCGGAAAAGGTCACTCTCAGGTACATTGGAATAGAGCAAGACACTATGGATACAGCTCTAAAACGCTTCAAAGCGTAGTCAATTCACCATATTGAGGATAGGTGTAACTCGTTCGGAAGATCATTAGCAAAGTCAGTAATAGCAAGGATTATCCTACCCTTAACCAGTTACCCACAATATAAGATATGGGTAACTCAGACGTTCACAAAGTGTTCGCTTTTTGATGGGAACAAATTTCAAGGATTAACAAAAAGGAGGGCTTCATTTGAAGATCAAACTAAAGCTGAAAGTATTGGACAAGTGGGAAGTCAACGCAGGCAAGAAAGTCGTCTTGAGGTCTGAAACCAACGAGGAGGCAGCCATAATCGTTGATCATGAAACAGCCGCGCAGTTTGCAATAGGCCAATCTTACATTATTGATTTCTACACCGCAGATGAGGCGGCGGAAGGCAACACGGCTACCATCCCAGACAGCAACGTGGCCCCAGCTACGGACAACAGCACGATCAACGCTGCAGATAGCGGCATGACCAACGAGACAAAGGAAGCTTCCGTAAATGACGCTGCGACCTCTCAAACCATGTAGCCGAGCCGGTTGCCCTGAGTTAACCCGGGAACGGTACTGCACGAAGCATAAGCAGGAAGTCGGCCAGCAATATGAGCGGCGGCGCGGATCGGCGCATGCCCGGGGCTATGATAACCGGTGGAGGAAGTACCGGCTGCAATATCTGGCCGAGCATCCGCTTTGTGTAGAGTGCAAGAAACAGAATCGCCTTACTGCGGCAAATGTAGTTGACCACATCGAGCCGCACAAGGGCGATTATTTTCTTTTCTGGAATCCAAAGAACCACCAAGGATTATGCGATAGCTGCCATAGTACTAAGACGGCGCGGGAGGATGGAGGGTTTGGAAACTAAAGAAGGGAGGGGTATAGATGGGGTTGGCGCGAGAGAGTGTAGAGAAATTCTCCGAGCTGGATGTAGAGAAACGAATCATGCTTCTGCTGGAATATATCAAGGTGTTGCGCGGTGGGCTCGTGGAAAATCCGAAGCTTTTGGAAAACACGAACGTGAATGCGGCTCTAATAGAGACTTACAAACGAATTGAAAAAGAGTTTGATAATTAAAACGACGTATGGCGTCTGAAATTCGTTTCTAGGGCCCTTAAGAGGCGCCGGAGGCCGAACCCACCCCCCGGGGGTCAAAAAATACGCCTACGGGCCTTACAGACCGCGTGTCCCTCGTCTGTGAAAAAAAGTCCCCGACGAAAGTTTCTGAGGGGAGGGAGGAGGTAAAAAGTGTGAACCAAGTGATCAAGTTTGACCATATGAGGGTTGGGAAAAAAGGCGGGGGCAAACACTGGACCGAAAAAGAGGTTCAGGCTCGTGAAGCTGCTGCTCAGAAGTTTGAACGAAAAAAGAAACGGAAGTTAAAAATACCCGAATGGTTATCGGACGAAGCCCGCAAAGTTTGGCGGAAGACCGTCAAGGATATGGAAGAGTTCGATGTCCTTGACAAGGTTGACGAGGATGTTCTTGGAACTTACTGCGATGCCGTTGCAAAATACCAGCATGCAAATGAACAAATAGAATTGTTCGGGTATACCGAAGTTAACGCCCAGGGTAATACCGTCGTGAGCGCAAACGTAAAGTTAGCTCAAAGTTACTCCAGAATCATTCTTGCCTATTCGAACAAGCTCGGCCTGAACGCGGAAGCTCGTGCCCGACTCGCAAAGAAGATAGCCGATGGTGGGGAAGATCCAAATGCCGAACTCTTCGACTGATTGGGAAGATGTCCACCCGACGCATCGCTACGCCGCGGAGATCGTCACCGGGCTCCGCCCCAGCTGCAAAATGGAGCGGCTGGCCTGCGCACGGCATTTGAATGACTTGAGACGGCAGGCAACCGACGATTTCCCCTATGTGTTCGATGAAAGTCGAGCGAACCGGATATTCGATTGGTTTGAACGATGTTGCCGTCACGTGCGTGGTCCCTTCTCTGGCGAACTGATCGAGCTGGCACCGTTCCAAAAGTTTGATTTAGGCAGCATATTTGGTTGGGTCCACGTGGAAAGCGGCAAGCGCCGGTTTAAAAAAGCGTTCAACATGAGGGCGCGCGGGAACGTGAAATCGACGGAAATGAGCGGGTTGGCGCTCTATGGCATGTGTGGCGATTGTGTGTATCCTCCGGGAAATCCGTCATATAAACGGTACGAGGATAGCCCAGAGGTAGAGTGTGCCGCCGTAGATAAAGGCCAAGCGAAGCGAGTATGGGGCGATGCACAAGAAATGGGCAAGAAAAGTTTGGAAATTCTCAAGCGCTTGCGAATTAAGCGAACCTATATTGAGCATGCGACGCGAGGCGGATGGCTTCGCCCCTTATCCAAAGATACCAAGAATAAAGACTCCGGCGCCCCTTGTATTGTGATCATAGACGAATATCATGCGCATCCAAGCAGTGAAATCCACGATGTATTGTACTCCGGATTCGGGAAGCGGCTGCAGTCGTTGATGCTGATAATCTCCACGGCCGGGAAAGATGCCGAGAACAGTCCCTGCAAGCAGGAGTATGATGCTCGCTGCAAGATGCTTGCCGGGGATATCCCCATGGATGAAACGTATTTTGTGATGATCCGGGAGCTTGACAAGGGCGACGATCCTCACGACGAAACCGTGTGGGTTAAAGCAAATCCGATCCTTCAGGAAGACAATGAATATGCCCAGGAATTGTTTCGGCAAATCCGTGCGGAACATGATGACGCGTACAACACAGGCGATCACGCAAAAATCCGGGAATGGTTAACGAAAAGGGTGAACCTTTGGCAATCGGACAGTGAGAACAAATACATGTCCGGAATCATGGACCGATGGAAGAAACTCGGCATACCCAGAAAAGAGTTTTTGGAGCTTGTTCGAGGAAGGGAATGCTGGAATGGCGAAGACCTATCCAAAAATACTGACCTGACTGCAGCGGGTTTCGTCTTCAAATTGGACGATGGCCGGTATGCCGTGACAGCTCACGGATTTATGCCTGAGAATACAGCAACTAAACACGAACATTCTGACCGTGTTCCTTACCGAGCATGGGCCGCTGATGGATGGTGTAAACTCACAAAAGGCGATGTAACGGATGATAATTTCATCAAGGACCACATCCACCAGAAAGAACAGGAGGAAGGATGGAAGGTCAAAGAAATCTGTTACGACCCCTACGGTGCTCGGCAGTTTGCAAATGATATGACTTCGAAAGGGTATGTTTGTGTGGAAATCAGGCAGGGGGCTCAGACGCTTTCCGAGCCGACAAAGAAATTTAGAGAGCTGGTGTTACAGGAAAGAATAGTTCATGACGGAAGCCCGTTACTGACTTGGTGCTTATCAAATGCGGTCGAAATTATCGATAGTAACGGAAACATTAAGCTATCGAAAAAGCATAAGGATGACAGCCAAAGGATAGATTTAATTGCCGCAATAATAAACGCCATGGTGAGAGCGGTCCTTAGTCCGGAGGAGCTGGACCTGAACAAACACATTCTATCCGATGACTTTTCATTCTGAGGGAGGTGCAAAGCGATTGAAGCAGTTACGGCGGTTGGCATGGCTGCTGCTTTTTGTTGACGATATTTTCTTTCTGCTCGGGCTGCTTATCATCGTCCGGGCTACCTTCATGTGGAATGAAATAGCCGGTATGTACGCACTTGGTATTATGTTAGGCATTATTGGGTTGATTTTTGGCCGGAAACCTCCTGATTCTGCCAGAAGGAGGTGAAAAACGTCATGTTTTTACGTAATTTGCTGGAATCTCGGTCATTTTTGGAGTCTGATCTTACAAATCCCCAAGATTGGCTGATTAATATCATGGGCGGGGTAGGGACGGCTAGCGGCGAGCGGGTAACAAGTGAAACGGCGCTGCTGAATAGCAACGTGTATACTTGCGCCTCGATCTTGGGCGGGGATATCGGCAAGCTGCCGATCCAGACATTCAAACGGCGTGGGGAAGGCATCGAAAAAGACGGTTCGCATCCGGTTTCCTGCATACTCGGGCTTCGAGCTAACCCGTATATGAGTGCTTACACATTTAAGGAGCTGCTACAGGTTCATTGCACCTTATGGGGGAATGCATACGCCAATATCGAATGGGAGACGAGCGGTCCAAATAACGGCCAGCCTAAAGCGCTTTGGCCGCTTGATCCGTCAAAGACGGATGTTCGGACGGATAAAGTTACCGGTGAGGTTTGGTATGTGACTGTGCTGCCAAGCGGTGAGGTCCGCAAGATACCCCCCGCGGATATCATCCATATCAAGAGCATATCAAAAAACGGCTTGAAGGGTATTTCTCCTATCGCGGTCATTCGGGAGGAGATTGGCGTCCAGCAGGCGCAAAGGAAATTCCTCGGTTCGTTTTATGCAAACGGCACAGCGACACGCGGTATTTTGAGGGTGCCAGGTGCGGCAAAACTGGAACCGGAGGCGAAAGAAAAGGCGCGGGACGAGTGGCAGAAAGCAAACGCTGGGTTATCCAATGCGCACCGAATTGCCATTCTCGATGCGGGCATGGAATACCAAGCCCTCGGCATGCCGTTAAATGATGCTCAATTCATTGAGACAAGCCGGTTCGGGATTATGGAAGTCGCGAAGATTTACAAAGTCCCCGGCTACAAACTCGGCTTAATGGAACAGGCCAAATTCAGCAACATGGAAAACCAATCGCTTGAGTATGTCAAAAACACGCTTCAGCCAATCGTAACGAATTGGGAGCAGGAGATTACTTTTAAACTCTTCACAGAATTGGAGCGGCGGCGTTATTACGTACGCTTCAACCTTGCGAGCGAGTTGCGGGGCGATAGCGCAAGCCGGGCGGCGTTTTACAAAGAAATGATTGCTATGGGCGTCTATAAAATCAATGAGGTACGGGCCCTTGAGGAGCAGGACAACATCGGGGAGCTAGGCGACAAACATTTTGTCAGCCTGAACTATGTCAGCCTCGATAAAATGGACCAATATCAAATGCTCAAGGCCGGGCTCGGTAAAGGAGGTGAAACAGGTGCATAAAGAGACTCGATATCTGAAAGCTGAACAACTCGAAGTCCGCAGCGGGGCAGAAGGCGAAGAAACCCGTACAGTGACCGGCTATGTTGTTCGCTTTAACCAGCGTAGCAGCCTCATATGGGGCGAATTCTACGAGAAAGTAGCGAAGGGTGCTTTTGCTCGAAGCTTGCAGGAAAACACAATTAAAGCACTCTGGGATCATAAATCTAACTTCGTCCTCGGGTCCACAAAAAACCAAACGCTTCGACTTTGGGAGGATACCATAGGGCTGCGGTTCGAATTGGACCTGCCGAATAATACATGGGGCAATGATGCCTATGAATCGATCCGGCGCGGCGACGTGGACGGTGTAAGTTTCGGATTCAACGTTCGAAAGGACGCATGGACGTTTCTGTCCGAAGATGATGTATACGAGCGCACGCTTGTCGACGTGAATCTCTTCGAGGTTTCCCCGACTCCTTTCCCGGCATACCCGGACAGCGAAGTCAACCAACGAAGCATTGAAGCAATGCCAATTGAGTCGCGTGAACAGCGGCGATTGAAAAAAGAAAAATTGTTATTTGAACTCGACTTGTTAGCAATCTGACGAGCCGAGTTTTTTATTTTAAAAAAAAAGCTTGAGAGCGAGGAACTAAACAATGGGTGAAAAAGAACGCGAAATGCGCCAAGCGCTGTCCGCCAAACTACAAGAGGCGCGAACACTAGCAGAGCAGGGGAAAATTGAAGAAGCGCGAGCAGCAGCGGACGCTGCCAAAGAATTGAGAAGGCAGGTTGACATGCTTGAGGAGCTGCGCGGTATCGATACACCTGCGGCACCGCCAATTATTCCTGCAATTATCGAGACGCCGGAGCATCGCGAAGAAAATGCAGATAAGCAAAAGGAATATCGTAATGCATTTTTGAAAGTATTGCGCAACAGGCCACTAACTGGCGATGAACAACGACTTATCGAGGAGGCAATGGCGGAAGTCCGCGCCGGTATGCAGGGTGGTGTAGGCGAGGACGGCGGATTGACTGTGCCGCAGGACATTCAAACTTTGATCCACGAATTGAAGCGGCAGTTTATCAGTTTGGAACAGTATGTAACAGTTGAACCAGTCTCCACAAGGTCCGGTTCTCGGGTTATCGAAAAGAATGCTGATATTACCCCGTTTACTGAAATCACGGAGTTGACGGACTTGGCCGATTTGGACAATCCGAAATTCAAATCCATCACATACGCAATCAAGGATCGTGGCGGTATTCTTCCGCTTTCCAATACGCTTTTAGCAGATACTGATCAGAATCTGCTCGAATATGTTGCAAAATGGATTGCTAAAAAATCTACTGTCACACGGAACAAACTGATTCTTGATTTGCTTAGTACTTTGACCAAAAAAGCATTGGCTGGTGCGGATGATATCAAGAAGGTGCTCAATGTTGATTTGGACCCGGCAATCAGCCAATCTTCTATCATTATTACAAATCAGGATGGATTCAACTTCTTAGATCAACAAAAAGATGGGCAGGGTCGGCCGTTGATGCAACCAGACCCAACGCAACCGACGAGGAATTTACTTTTTGGTAGGGTGGTTGTCGTACTGGCAAATCGTTGGCTTCCTATGACTGGCACAACAACGAAAAAGGCCCCTGTTATCATTGGTGATCTAAAAGAGTTTGCGGTACTTTTCGACCGGCAACAATACTCCATTGCCTCGACAAACGTGGGCGGGAAAGCCTTCGGACGAAACACAACCGATGTCCGGGCTATTCAGCGGGAAGATGTACAAAAATTCGATGAGGCCGCTGTGGTCTTTGGCGAGTTGACGGTCACCTAAAGATAAGGAGGTTCAACGGTGCTTGCTACGCTAGAGCGACTTAAGGGGTTACTGCAAATACCGAAGGAAGAACATGGACAGGAAGACGAGTTATCGCTCCACCTGTTGGCCGCATCGCAGGCCATTGAATCTTTTTGCAAGCGATCCTTCCGGAAGCAGCAATATACGGAGCGCTTGAGCGGGTATATTCGTTCGGATTATATCAACCTTCGTAACTTCCCGGTAGCGAGCGTCGAAAGCTTGACCGGACCGACCGGAGAAATCACAGACTATGAAATCCTTTCAGAAGGAAGGCTTTACCGTTCAAGCGGTTGGCCGATCGGCAAGCACAATATTCAGGTGACTTATACCGGGGGCTACGTGCTCCCCGGTGATGCGACACCTGATAACCCCCGAACATTACCGGAATCTATTGAATTGGCTTGCTTATTTTTAGCCAAAACAACGCTTTCCGGCCAATTAGGGATCGCAGCCGAGCGGCTCGGGGATTATTCCGTCACATACAACGTCAAAACGGATGGAAGCGGCTTTGAGCTGCCGGGGGCCGTGATTTCTCTGATATCGCCGTATATCGGGAGGTGGGTATAATGTTGCGCTCGTTGTTTGACCGCAATTGCACTATCAAGCGGTTGGTTCAGATCGAGGATGAGTATAAAACCCCTAAAGGGGAGGATTGGAAAACAATCGGCACAAGCCGCTGCCGCCTTTCCCGTAAGAATCTACGGGCGACTCAAGAAGCACCGGACCTAAAGACAAATGAGTCCTACATGCTCTACATGCCAATAGGCGCGGATATCAAAGCGGGCGACCGGGTGACGCTTAACGGAGACACAAAAGACTTTACTGCCGGTCCTCCATACAAACCGGGAAACCACCATATTGAAGTTGAGGTGTGGCGGGAGGGAAGCGCATGACGGACTTCCGTATTTCCGGACTGGAAGAACACATCAGACAAATGGAACGTGCCGCAAGGGACCGGAAACGGTACGATGAGCTGCGGTACGAGGTAGGAAAGACGAATCTGGATTTCAATGCAAAGTTTTGCGGCGAGAAGTCCGGCCGTTTGGTTGCCAGTTTCAAGCGCCAGCCGTACAAAGGCAAAAAGGAATGGATACTCTTCGTTAACCCAGTCGATACCGTCGAAGTGGGAACAAAAGTTTTCTATGCGCGGATGGTGGAAACCGGCCACAAACTCAAGGTGCCCTATGGTCGCCCCACACGATTAGTCCGTAGCGGCGTAGACAAAGGGAAGCGACGGCGTCGCGTGAAGACGAAAGGGTTTGTACCGGGAAAGCACTTCATGCGTCGGGCGCTGGAGCAGACAAACGAACGAATTCCCGGTATGGTTGACTCCTTCTTGAAAAAGATCGGCAAGGAGGCGGGTTTCGATGTTACGTGACAGCCTGGACGCCGTACGGTCCGTAATGAAGGAGGTCAGACCGGAGCTTAACATCTACGTCAACGCTGTTCCGGAAGACTTCGTTTCCCCATCTTTCTACGTTTACCCGGAACCAGTCCGGGAAGAGAGGTTGACAAAGCGGATCATGCGGGGCGTAACGGTATGGCACATTCATTACTTCCCTAAGCAATTACCATCCGACATCGTTGATTCTTTTGATCAAATCGAAATGTCGGACCTCGTCCGCCGGGCATTTTCCTCACGCAACTTTTTGCGCAGCCCCACAAGGGAAGTATACACGATTCTTAGCGTAGTGGGGGGGCCGGAGGAAGACCGGTCCCATATTCAAGTTTCGTTAGAGGGGCAATGGTTAGCGACGACAAGCGACCCGTCGGCTAATCCGGAATTGATGAAGGAAGTACACTATAAGGAGGAATTAAGCCGATGAGCGGATTACCTAGCGTGATTATTACTTTTAGGCAGAGAGCAGCCGCTGCGATCCAACAGGGAGCCGCGGGCATCTTGGCGCTCGTCCTCAAGGATAGCAGCGTGACGAACGCGACCGAGCGGAGAGTCCAAGGGGTAGAGGATATCCCCGCTGGACTGAGTGCGGATAACTCCAATTATGTAAAAATGGCTTTGATGGGAGCGCCTAAAGAGATCCGGCTAATTCTGCTTTCAGAAAAAGCAGCTGATTACGTCGAAGCTTTTAACCTGCTGGAGTCGATCAGATTTAACGTCGTTGCGATTCCCGGGATTGCCGCAGCCGACGTGACAGCGGCAGGCACTTGGTCCAAGGGGATGTTCGAAACCAAGGACCGGAAAATTACAGCGGTACTTCCCAACTGCGCCACGGACCATCCGGCAGTCATAAACTTTGCAACCGAAGATATTGAGGTCGGGGCGAAGAAATACACGGCGAGCCAATTCAGCGCACGTATTGCCGGAATTATTGCCGGGCTCCCGTTGACGGTTGCCCCTACGTTTTTTCCGCTGCCGGAAGTAACGAACGTGCCAAAGATGATAAAGGCGCAAGCGGACGCGGCAGTGAATGCCGGGAAACTGATTTTGTATCATGACGGGGAGAAAATAAAAATCGCCCGGGGCGTGACTTCGTTTGTGACGGTGACGGAAAGTATGGGTGAGGACTGGAAGAAGATCAAACTGGTGCGCATCTTGAACAAGACCTATCATGACGTGAAAAGCACAATCGAGGATAGTTACATTGGCAAGGTGCAAAACTCGTATATCAACAAGCTGCTGCTTGTCTCTGCAATCAACGCATATTTTGAACAGTTGGAGCAGGACGGGGTGCTTGATCCGGGGAAAAACCGTGCTGAAATCGATGTGCCGGCACAACGCACATACCTAAAATCTATCCTTGGCGAATCGGTCGTCGCTGGAATGACCGAGCAGCAAATCAAAGAAGCTAACACGCGGGATCAGGTGTTTTTGACGGCCGCAGAAAGACCGCTGGACGCGATTGAGGACGTTAAACTCGTCGTGAATCTGTAGGGGGTAGAGAACATTGACGAACAAAATTAACGGCGACCGCGTTATATCCGGGACATTTGGCGAGCTGTGGCTTGATGGCGATTATGTCGCGGAAGTGGTTGGGGTTCAGGCCAAAGTAGAGCTAATCAAGGAAGACGTTTCGTTGGCCGGGAAATATACAACGGATCAGAAGTTCATGGGGTATAAGGGTACCGGAACGGTCCGCATGCATAAGGTCAACTCGCGTATGATCCGGAAAATGAGTGCGGATGTTCTTCGGGGGATCAATCCTCGGATGCAATTGCTCTCCAGTTTGAATGACCCCGGAGCACTCGGAGCAGAGCGAATCTTAATTAAGGATGCCAGCTTTAACGACCTGACATTGATCGATTGGGAATTGCGAAAGCTTGGCGAAATCGAGGCCCCCTTTACATTCACTGATTGGGAATTGAAAGACACAATTAATAACTAATCGGGCAATCGCCCCAAGGAGGAAAAACTATGTCTACATTGGATCTACTTCTTACTATTGATTCTGAAAAATTGAAACGTCCCACAAAGCAAGTCGAAATTAAAAGACTTAGTGAATTGGTAAGCCAGCCGGTGGTTTTCACGGTACAAGCCATCACATTCGATGAAATGAACGAAATTCAGGACATCACAGCAGGCAAAGGGGCGGATGGCTCTAAAATGGTGCCGCTATTCACGGTTTTGAAAGGCGTCGTTGAACCGAGTCTGAAGGATAGTACTTTGTTGGGGCGATTCAACGTCAGCACTCCAAAGGAATTACTTGATAGCGGGAAACTGCTGCTTCCTGGTGAAGTCATGGAACTGTACGAACAGATTTCCGGCCTATCCGGGTTCGGAGAAGGAAAGGTTATAGAACTAAAAAACGGCTGAGGTCGGGTGATGACGGGCACCTCGAAATGCTGTACTATTATTGGTCCCGCAAAGGCATCCGACCAAGCGTAATCCATAACTTGCCGCCCGGAGAGTACACGCTCATCCGGGCTTTTTACGAATATGAGCATGAGGAGCGGGAGAAGGTTTACGCAAGCGGCAAGGTGTGGCCGTTTATCCCGGTCATGTAGGAGGATGGCGAATTGGCTAACCTAACATCAGTAATCTCGTTGAGGGATAACTATTCGGCGGTACTGCGGCAAGCTTCAAGACATACGGCTTCCTTTCAGAAGGATGTCAACAAGGCCCGCCAAGCCATGGACGCCGCCTATAACCGAGAACGGACCATTAGGACGCGCAATGCTCCGGCTTGGAAGGCTATTAATGACATAACAAAAAAAATGCAAAGCGTACGGGATCGGGCGGTAACGATTACGGCCAGAACCCAACACTTCATGGGCCGGATGCAAGCTGTTTCCTCTACCCTTTGGCGGGTGACGAAATCGCCGTATACCGTGGCGGTCCGTCTTAAGGACGGCGTATCGACCGGATTAGGCAAAATCAGAAGCAGCCTGTCCTTTTTGGAAACGCCTTTGAAGGTTGGCGCTGGGTTTGCTGCTGCCGGTGTTGTTGCTGCGGGTGCGGGTATGGCGGAAGCTCTGAAAGGCGCGGCCGAGCTCGAAAGGTTTCAAATAAGCATGGAGCACTTCATCGGCGTGAACAATAAAAAGATGAGTAAGGAAGAGGTCAAAAAGAAAGCTGATGACTTTATCATTGCCTTGCGGAAAAACGCCGATGAGACCCCATTTGAAACCGGGGAGGTTATCAAAACCGGTACCCGCGCGGTAGGCATAGCAGGAGGCGACACCAAGCAGGCCATGAGCCTTGTGAAGCTCTCGGAAGACATGGCAGCTTTGACGCCGGGAAAAACGCTTGAGGATGCTATCGAGGCTATTGCCGACCTGATGACCGGTGAAACGGAGCGGATGAAGGAATTTGGCTTCAAAATTTCGCAAGAGCAAATCAAGGCTGCGGGCGGCAAGATGGAGAACATCAAGAACGACAAGGGTCTTGCTCTCACCGAAATTTTCAAGGGAGGATCAACCAAGCTTTCGACTTCCGCCAGCGGGCTTTGGAGTACAATTTCAGGGAGTTTCAAGAGCGGGATCACCAACATGGGTATTAAGTCGCTAGAAATCTTGAAGCCGCAGCTACAAAAGTGGGCCGATTTTCTAAGCAGCGGTGGTGCGGATCGCTTCTTTGAAGCTGGGTCTAAACTTATGGCGAAGATGTTTTCGGGCGTGGTTCGTGGCGTGGAAAAAGCGAAGGAATATTTATCGAAACACTTTATCGATAATCCGGAGTTCCAAAAAATCAACACTCTCAGCGGCAAAGTGCAGTTCGCCATTCAAAGCTTTAAGGATACGTTCGACAAATGGTATGCGTCCGGCGGTAAGGAGCAGATTAACAACACTGTCGATGCTCTAGTTGGCTACCTGAGCACCGCTGTTAAAGCGTCTTCTGCCCCGTTCAAACAAATCGGAATAGACATCGGCAAGCCTATCGCTTCCGGTATGCTCCAAGGGATGAAAGACTTTGCCGCAGAAAATCCCGGAGCTTCCGCATTGATGACCTTTCTTATGACGCCCGGACCGATCCAAATCAAGGCTGCGGCTGCGGCGGGCGTCGGCATTGGCGGCGAGATAAACAGTTTTTCGAAGTTCCTTGACGAAAAGCAGCAAAAGGAACAAACCGACCTCGCAACCTTTGTTGACAATATTTCCAACGCGGCAGGAAAGAGCGAATCGTTATATGGTCAAGGCAGTATTTCCGCAGACGACACTACGTTCTTTGGCGGTGTCAAAAACGCAATCAAGGGAAAGTACTACGACATGTTCGGATATCCTGAGGAATATAAGCCAAAAGCAATCGGAATGCCACGTGTGCCGCGTGATAACTATCCGGCGCTGCTTCACCAAAACGAAGCTGTGCTGACCGCGCAAGAAGCTGAACAGTATCGAAGCGGGGAAGGGCGATCCGTGGAGGTTACGATAAACCTGAACAATCCTGTCGTGCGTGATGATAGCGACATCCAAAAGATTATGGCTGCTCTTCGCGCGGAGCTGGAGAATGTCACAATGAACATGGGGTGAGTCGGGACATGATGTTTTTAAACGTACCATATGACGGATACCTAGCATCGCTTCATAAAGGCGATGTTATTTTACCGATTGGTGAAATCGAAAAGTACCGCAAAATCTCTTTCACATCTAAAGAGATATGTATAACACCTCCGAGTGAAAACGATATCCAAGCAATGGCGAGCGCCTTTCTGCAAGCTTTCGAAATAAGGGGGTTCGGCCGTGATAGAGTTTTGGCTTACGTTCAATAGCGGAGAAGAAAAGCTTTGGCTTCCGGTTCCTCCCGAAAGCTTCGAGATGGTTGCCGGAAATCAAAATTCAACGGTCACGATTAACCAGATCGGGGAGATTAACCTTATTGGTCGGCGGAAGCTTAAGACCGTCACGATCAGCTCATACTTCCCGATACAGGATGATGGACTTTGCCAATATAGGAACCCGCCGAAACCGTCTGAATGCTTGGATATGATCGGACGGTGGCGGAACTCCGGCAAGCCGATCCGGTTGCTAATCGTTGGAGAAGGCCTAAAGATCAACGAAGCAATGGCGATTGAAAGTTTCACGGTAGGCCAAAAATTCGGTCCGCAGGACGTGTACTATACGCTGGAGCTGAAGGAATACCGATTCCTTAAGGAACATCTCGAAGCGGACAAAGTCTCCTCCGTTCAGCAGTATGCCGCGCTCTTTGGCGAGTCTAGGCCTACAGATCGGACGCCTTTGCCTGCCTACGCCGTTCGGGAAGGGGATACCCTTATCACCATCGCCAAAAGCCAGTACGGTGATGACACCCGCTGGAAAGAGATCCAGCAGGATAACAATATTCGGGACTTCGGTGCGCTTGTCATGGGATCGACGTTAAGATTGCGGGGCAGGTGAGTATGATTTTCAGGCATATCCAAAATGGGGAAACGAAGGACATCACAAGCCTGATCATCCGGGCCACATGGAGCGGGGATATCCGCGAGGTCGCCCGGAAACTCGAATTGAGCATAGCGGTTTCACCGAGCGACGAGAAGCTGCCAAAGGTCTTTATCGACATAGCCGACATGATTGTGATGTATGACGACCAGGAGCGGGAATTATTCCAAGGCTATGTATTCAAAAAGCAGAAGTCATACAACGGTAATGAATTGTCTGTGACGGCTTACGACGGCCTGATTTACCTCGTCAAATCAAAGCTGTCTAAAACATTTCGGAAGGTTACGCCGGAGGCAATTACCCGCAGCGTATGCGATCAATTAGGCGTGCCGGTTGGCAAGTTGGCCGCAACCGGCATTCCCGTAAGCTTTGTTCATATGGGGAAAACCGGGTATGAGGCTATAATAACCGCGTATACTGAAGCCCATAAGAAAAACGGAAAACAGTACATGCCGCGAATGAATTCGGGAAAACTGGATGTTATTGAAAAGGGCAACATCGTCGGAAAGGTCAAGCTTTCATCGGATCGGAACTTGATAAATGCGACATACGGAGAAGATATCGAATCAATGGTGAATCAAGTCATTATCACGGACGATAAGGGCAACCGCGTCGGCATTCTAACGCGTGATGCATGGGTAAAAAACTATGGCCTTCTGCAAGAAGTTTACCAAAAGGAATCTGATAAAGACGGTTCAAAGCAAAATAACAATTCCAGCCTGACCATAGGTGATTATTAAGGGGAGGCGGGCACGGGGATGAAAGACGCAAGAGCGGAAGCGGAGAAGCTGCTAAAAGATGTGAACCGTGTGGCCGATGTGGAAATCGCCGGTAACGAAGAAATGTACGATCTTATTGCAGGGAATGCCGTTCAACAGGTGGAAAGTTTCACCGGATTGACCGGCCTTTTTTATATCGATTCCGATGCACACACATTCGAGAACGGGCAGCACACCATCCGCTTAAGTTTGAACTTTAAAAACATCATGGATGAACACGACGGCGAAGAGGAAAAGAAAGACAAGAGCAAGGACAAAAGTACATCGTTCTCCCTTCAAATTGGTGACTATTGAGGTGATATAAATGTCCGCTGCATGGATCGTGAATTTCATACAAGAGCAGGGCGCGAAGTTGAATCCTCCATCGATCCAGTTAGGCAAGGTCGTGTCTATACCGCCAAATCTAATTATCCAGACTGGCGGCCAGCCATTGGATCGGGAGCACTTGCTTGTCTCCGAACATTTGCTGCGATCACAAATCAGCGGGACGAGCGAAGGGGTAATCGAAAAGGTGACGCTTGGCATGCCGCTTGGCGTGGGGGACACGGTTGCCATGCTGCCGACTGCGGATCATAAGGTATATATTGTTTTATGCAAGGTGGTGTAACGATGGGGATATTCCCGTTTATGGACGTGCCAGCTCAAAGGCCGTCAAACAAAGAGCTTCCACTTTTCAAGGAATACGCATGGAATTTCGAAACAGGCGAGTACTTGTTACACGATGGAAAAATGATGGTGATCGAAGGCAATGAGGCGCTGAAAGTTTGGATATACAAGGCGTTGCGTACGGACCGGTTTAAGCACCTTGCGTATAGTTGGAATTTCGGGCATGAGTTTGAACGAGTCATAGGCAGCACATTTTCCCCAAGCGCCATACAGAGTGAAATGGAGCGGTACGTCAAGGAGGCATTGACCGTAAATCCATACATCAAGGATGTGTTCGACATCAGAACGAAAATCGATGGCGATACCGTAAACGTGGAATGCACGGTGACTACTGTATACGGGGAGATGACAGTCAATGTTTGAAGAAAATACATGGAAAGCGATCCTTGCCCGGATGCTGGCCTCCGTCAAAAATGATATGGCTAAGCTGGAAGGCTCGATGACGTTCGATCAAGCGTCCGCTGCCTCCCTCGAATTTGCAAATCTTTATACGAGTTTGGAACGGGTTTTGAATCTGGCGTTTGCTCAAACGACATCAGGTAAGTATTTAGAGATGAGGGCGGAGGAGCGTGGAGTGTTCCGAAAGCCCGCAGTAGCAGCAAAAGGAACGCTCAAAATCACTGGAGCGAGCGGGGCCCAAATCGCAAAAGACAGTCTGTTTTCCACGGCATACGGGACCCAGTTCAAAACCACAACCGCCGTAACAATACCGGTTTCGGGAAGTGTGGCCGTCCCGATTATAGCCGTCGATGTGGGAGCTGCGGGCAATGTTCCCGCCAATTCGATCCTTCAAATGCCCGTCACAATTCCGGGGATAACGAAAGTCAGCAATGAGACGGCAACCGAAGGCGGGTATAATACGGAATCCGAAGAATCATTGTTGCAGCGCTATCTTGAGAGGGGCCGGAAGCCGACGACAAGCGGGAACAAGGCGCATTACGTCGAGTGGGCGCTTGAGGTGCCTGGCGTGGGTGGGGCGAAGGTGTTTCCTCTCTGGAACGGCCCTAAAACGGTGAAAGTGGTCATCGTAGACTCCGCCTTTCTACCGGCCCCTGCCCGGCTTGTAGAGAGCGTTCAAGCCTATATTGACCCTGTACAGGGGCGTGGTGAAGGCATGGCCCCAATCGGCGCACATGTTACCGTGGAATCGGCCACGACCAAGCAAATCAACGTCACGGCCAAATTGACGTTGGCCGCTGGCAAATCTCTTGCAGACGTTCGCCCAGGTATCGAAACGGGGCTTGATGGATATTTGAAAACAATTGCCTTCAAAGATACCGTCGTAAGATACGCCCAGATCGGCACAATGCTCTTAAACGCGCCGGGTGTGGTTGACTATCAGAATCTGAAAGTTAACGGCGAAAACGGCAATGTGACTCTGATTGAAACGGAAATACCGCAGCGCGGGACGGTGACGCTGACATGAATATTGAAATTACCTCCCCTTCCGGTCAACGTCTTTTGTCGTATTTGTCCGGGCATTATGAGAATTCGGACATAGCAAAGGAACTGCTGCAAAGCGAAGGGGTGGAGTTTGACAATCTCCACCGGCTTATCGAAGAGACTTTAAACCAGAACTTTGTGGATACTGCAACATGGGCACTTGAGAGATGGGAAAACGAACTCGCTATACCCGTCGATAGAAACAAACCAATCTTGGAGCGCCGTTCCGTCGTCAAGTCGAAAATCCGCGGATCGGGACCGGCAACAATTGAGCTTTTGAAAACCGTCGCCCAGTCCTATGAGCGCGGAGCGATTGATGTTATAGACACGGTAGGGGAGTATTCCTTTGAAATCAGATTCATTGATACGTTGGGTGTTCCGCCAAATCTTCATGACATGAAAGCAGCTATTGAGGAAGTGAAACCGGCGCATTTAGATGTACGGTATGCGTTCCGGTACTTGACTGTAGCCGAGGTTGAGGGCATGACGTTGCAGCAGCTTGAAAATACCACACTCGATAAATTTGCATGGGGGTGAATCTTTTGGCAAATCCCAAAACGCCAAATTTGCAGCTAAACAAAGTGGACCGGAGCAGCCCGTCCACGACATATTTTGATACAAAATCACTGATTGATGAGAATATGGAGCTGATTGACGCGAATGTGGCTTTGAAAAAAGATGTTAATGCAGTCCGAGAAGACCATACAAAACCACTTGTGATCGAGGTCCGAACGTCCGACCCGGTGAACCCGGAGATTGGGCGTATGTGGATTCTTGTCGACAAGACTCTTATCGGCAAATAGGGGGATAACGGATGCCGTATATAGAATCGACCGCATATAAAGATGGTTTTGGAGATTTCTATCAAGGAACTTTCAAAGGTACTGCACCTGACTTGTATGTAGGCCAAAAAGGGACAAACAATTACTTCGCATCAATGGCTTTTAACAATCTCTCCATACCGCAATGGAGCAGGATGGTGAAAGTAGAAATTATGCTCGTAGGAGCAGATTATGTCGATGGAAAAACATCAGGAAATTTGATAGTAGGGGCTTTGAAGGACATATGGAATGAAAATGAAACGAGTTTTAGACCCGGTGCCGTTTACAGGCCGACGCGGATTGACTGGTCTCCGATTGTTCCGGGGGTTACGTATTCGTTTGATGTCACTGAATTAGCTCAAACTGAATTATTTAGGGATTTTTTTGATGGCGGAATATTGATAATGGGCGATGTACTAATTAGTGGTGACTCGCCCGGCCTGCTAAAATTCCGTTCTAGGGAGTCAGGAAGTCCGCCTATCATCCGGTACACGTATGAGTCAGATACCACGCCGCCAACTGTTGGAAGTTTGACGGGCACACAATATCTGAAAATACAGCCGAACAACACATTCAGGGTATGGGCCTACAATGTAACAGACAGTTGGTCCGGGGTTTCTATTGTGAGATTTCCGACAGCCGGTCCCGGATCAGACTTCCAGTGGCGTGATGGTGTGCGAGACGGAAGTAACAACTGGTATTGTGACATTCCCATAAATGCCTACGGAAATAATGAAGGCTTGTATACCACGCACGTTTATACCTATGACAACGCCGGTAACAATGGTTTCGTTGGTGCTATCAGCACGTATGTAGACCGTACCCCTCCAACGGTCGCCAGCGTCCAAGGCTTCAGCTACACGAACCAGACCGGAGGAACGCGGCGCGTATGGATATACGGGGTTGCTGATGCTGTGAGCGGGATCACGTCGGTCGAGGCCCACTATGTCAAAACGGGCATGAACTGGAACGGGCCATACGCCGCCGGACAGTCCGGGGGCGATTTTTATTTCGACGCCCCGGTTTATGCGGGCGATGGGGAATATCTTGTTCACTTCTATTTGTGGGACCGGGCGGGGAATCAGTCTGGGCCGCATGAAGTCAGATTTTTCGTCGACAGCCAACGCGCCAACGATCCTAACGTTTCCGTGACCTATGGGGAAACAGCGGCAAATTTCACATGGCTTCGGTTCTCAGACCCGACGCCGTCCTCTGGATATGCTCGGACCCTCTTCTATCTCGGGGAGTGGACCGGCTCGGCGTGGGTAGGAGGGGCACCGAATCTATTCAATGGGACGGTTGTTTCGACAGATATAAACGTGATCGAAAAGCACGTTAATAATCTCAAGCCCGGTGTGAGATATCGCTATACCGTGACGCACTACGACAAGGCTGGGAACGAAAGTGCGTACACATACCGGGAGTTCGTGACGAAAAAACAAATCTGGGCAATGCAGTACAAGGCCGGACTTGCTCAGCTCTCCTTGGCGATCTATGATCCAAATTCCGGCGTACTTGGCTCGAAGGCATTGCGGATTGCTACTCCCGCAGGTATTGGTTGCTTCGAGCTTGTAGGCACGGACGTTACGATGACAAATTTTAGGGTACAAACTCCACAAGGGGTCCGAACAATAAACTAAAATCTAAATTGAAGGTGGGTGTTAACGATGGCACGTTATTACGACGCCGTGACGCTGAAAGCAGCGAATAAAACAACAGTGGACCAGAATGAAAAGGTGATTGACTGCTCAGGGCTCGGGGGATTTAACCACATCATTCTTGACTGCTCTAAATGCACGTCTGAGGTAATGTTTAGTATTGATATTCCTTTTTCAGACTCGCCGAAAAAAATCCTGTATGTCTCACCGAAATTTGTTTTTGATGAGTATATCCGCGGCTCAAAATTGTACTACAAATGCGCTACCGGATCTAACGAGTTTAATTACGTGCTTTTGTAGGAGGTAGCTATGGGATACATTTATATGTCTGGGTCTGGAAGTGATAGCAGACAATCAGGGAAACTTCAAGCCGTGGCGACACGGGGTAGCCACCTCTGCAATGGGCTATATCCCACCAAACCAGAAGATCCTTTTGTGAAAGAGCAAACCTCTCGAACATATCACGAATTTACTGAGGATATGGCTGAAATCTCTGTTGTTTTCGGGAATTACTATGACCAGGATGTCCCCACGCCAAACCCGATATCTGTGAGGTCAAGTATCGAATACCCAATTGGGAATACCAAGCGAATCCCACTCTTTACCACGAGCGGGAGTAGAGCGTTCGCTCTTGACCCCGGAGCGAAACAAATGTCTGATATGGCTTCGGTGAACGGGAAAAAAGGCACTGGATTCTACATGTATACTGGCATATCGATTCCAGACGGGGGAAAATTCCCGCGCGGCCTTGTCGCGTGGAATTCTCGCGGGGAAGGGATGAAAAATGCGGACATAGTGGATTCTGGGGCACCAGATACACACGGTCAATTTGTATATCATCCCATAGCGATTGTGGGGCCTTCTGCTGTCCCCGGAAACATCATAGTTGCTGATTCCATCGGCCAAGGTGCTGGAGACAATCCCCAGGACCGTGGATTTATCGCTGCGGGACTCGGGGCTGAGTTCCCTTGGATACGTGTTGCGAAAGGCGGGGAAAGCAGCTACGACTTCCGCGCCAACGGAAAAGCCATGTTTCGCGTTGGCCTTCTGAAATACGGCCGTCGAGCGTTCGTTCACTACGGCACGAACGATTTGATGGGAAAGTCATTTGATCAATTCAAATCAGACATCATAGCGACATGGCAGCTCCTTCGAGACTTCGGCATAGAAGAAATCTACCAGTTCACTATACCGCCGCGCACCAATTCGAGCGATGCTTGGGCGACACCTGAGAACCAAACCCCCGTAAGCGCAAAGTTCGCAAAGGGTGCTGATAGAGATCAAGCAAACAGTTGGCTTCTATCGAATCCGGCACCGGGCCTGCTCACTGGTACAATCGATACCGCATCCGCCGTTCAGCATCCAATGGATACCAGCAAATGGGATGCAGGCACGACGAAAGACGGCACCCACCCGAACGAAGTTGGTCATGATAGGATGCGGCTAAAATTCATTGAGTATCTAAAACGATTCAAATAACCCCGAGCCTATTCGGGGTTATTTCATTTTCCCAAGCGCTTAGGAATTTGCAAGAGTAATTGACTCACTGTGGACAGAGAGGGTGATTGATGAATGGATGAAATGCATAAAATTACGGATCAGATCACCAACGTACGGCTAGACTTGCGAGAACTATCTACAAAAGTAGACGGTTTGAAGGACCTGACAAAGAAAGTCGATGACGTGGAAGACATTGCGAAAAAGGCAATGGAAAGCACGAAGTCAGCTCATCACCGATTGGACAAGATCGACAAGCTGACGTTCTGGCTGGCGACGACAGTGATAGGCGCAATCATCCTAGCTATCGTTGGCTTCGCTTTACAGGGTGGATTCTATATACAGGGAAAGGGGGTGAAAACGGGATCACACATAGTTGCAAGTGCGAAATGATGAGAAAAAATTAACTAAGGAGTGACGCAATATGTTCGGAATTGATATGGCGCAATTTAACGATGTCGCAACGCTGGCCGCGCTTGTAGCCGCGTGCGTCGGCGTATTAAAAGGACTCGCATCCGGTACGCAGTATGAGGCGCTGGCTGGGCGGTTGGCTCCGATTGTAGCCGTAGTCGTAGCTGCCGTTTTTGTACTGGTACCAGCAGCCGTACAGGAGAAGATCGTAGTTATCAGTGTCGTTGCGCTGACGGCAAGCGGAGCCTATACGTTTACAAAAAAGCGGACGGGGGACGGTGGCGGTGGCGTAGTTATTCCGAAAGTGGACGAAAAAGAAACGGGAGGTGTGGCGGATGGGAACGGGACCACAAATGACGCGCGCTGAGTTCGTAGAAACAATCGCGCCGTATGCCGTGGCGGATATGCGAAAAAGCGGCGTACTGGCGTCGATCGTACTGGCGCAGGCTGCATTAGAGAGCGCTTGGGGACGTTCGGCGCCTGGAAATAACCTGTTCGGGATTAAAGGCACGGGCCAGACGCAAGCGACAAAAGAGTTCGTGGGCGGCCAGTGGATTACGATTCAAGACGGATTCCGCGTATACGATTCGTGGGAAGGCAGTATTTGCGATCACAGTCGTTTTTTGACCGAGAACGGCCGCTATGAACGCGCTGGTTTCTTCGAGCGGTGTGCGGCCTTGGATTACGCGGGGGCGGCGAGCGCTCTACAGAAGGCCGGGTACGCAACCGATCCGACGTACGCGCAGAAGTTGATCAGCATTATCGAAGCAAACGGACTTATCAAATATGATATGGAGGTAGAAGATATGGCGCTTGACAAAGGTGTGGCGAATACAGTTATCGATACGTGGATGAGTCCATCATGGAAGGAGCTGGACGCAAAGCGTCAAGAGGCGGAGCAGGCCGGAGACGTAACCGCGGCCGCAGCAGTTCAAGAACAGGCCGAATATATTCACTGGCTGGCGAACGAGCTGCGTAAGGCTTCCGGTCAAAAAGCTGAATAG